ACTTCAGTGCTGCTTCTACGTCGTCGTACAGGCAAGGCGCACTGCCGACGACCAGCATCGTGCCCATTACCTCTGTCGGCGGCAGCGCAACCAGCCAGTCAGGTTCTGTGAGCCGGCGCTGAATATTGCTTCCGCGCTTGCATACAAGTTTGTAGTCGCCGAGATATTTTCCCGCACGACGGGGGACGCGCCCTGTATACTGCCGACGCCAACAACACCGGACGGTATGCGCGTCTGCGTGTAGGCGTTTGTCGACGGCAAATTTCCTGGCAGGGTATTGATGCCCGATATCCATGACGTTGCCGTTACGGATGTGACTCCGGAAAACACAACCACGGAATTGCAGTCCCAGTCGCCGGCCGTCAAGGCGAAGCCCGCCGAGCCGAACACTGATAAGTTAGCCGCGAGGGCGCCCATCCATCCGGTCTGTACGCCCGACTGAGAGCCCGACGTATTGACGTGGTTCGTACCGGCAATAGCGTGCGCAGCGGTATCCGAGATGCTAAAGGTGTCGCCAGATAGCGTTGAGCCGTCGATGTAATAATTCGTGCCAGCGGTTATGCCGGTCGGAAGCGCACTCGTGGTCGTGAAGTTTATGGGGCATTCCCACGCCGCCGGGCCGGTAGCTGTAAAGGGGTGCCCCGACCACGTAACCACCGCGGGGGATGCGATCGTCACAGTTATGGTGGCCGTGGAAGAGTTTCCACAATCGAGCGATTGCACTTCGCCAACTGACCCGGCGTTCGCGTTATCAGCAGCAACCGTACCGACGATGCCTGAAGTCGTTGACGGGGTGATCGTGCTCGTAGCAACAACCGTTGTGAATTTGCCGGCGGCCGGCGATGTCGTGCCGATGGCGGGCGGGCTGGCCAAGTACGTGCTGAAGCCCGTGCCGCTGACAGTGGACGATGCGGCAAGCGTTGTAAAGGACCCAGCGGCGGCGGCCGATCCGCCGATGGCGGGCGGGCTGGCCAAGTACGTGCTGAAGCCCGTGCCGCTGACAGTGGACGATGCGCTCAGCGTAGTGAACGCCCCGCCCGCGGCTACGGTGCCGCCGATAGCCGGCGGGCTTGCAAACAGGTTCGTAATACCCGTACCGCTGACAGTGGACGATGCGCCCAGCGTCGTAAAGGAACCCGCGGCAGCCACAGTCCCGCCGATGGCGGGCGGGCTGGCCAAGTACGTGCTGAAGCCCGTGCCGCTGACTGTAGACGATGCGCTAAGCGTAGTGAAGGCGCCGGCCGCGGGGGCCGACCCGCCGATGGCCGCGGGGCTCGCCAGATACGTACTGAGGTACGTGCTAAGGTATGAGCTCAGCCAGCTGGGGTTGGAAAAGTTGTCATTGATCTTGCCGAAGCTTTTCCACAGCGGATCGCCTTGCGCGCCGCTGCCCACTTGGGCGGAAGAACTGCAAGCCGTGCTGGTGCCCGAAATACAAAACACCAACGATTGCGCGTTGGCGACGGGTGCCAGCCCCGCAAGCAATAATGCCGGCAGTAGCGCTCGTAGAAAATTTTTCATAGGATTAAACACCCGCTCCAGTAATGTGTAAATCAACTTCCCGCGTTGCCCGTGCCGGGCGGCGGGACGTACCCAGGTACGTATCGTACATTGATCAGAAGGCCAGCCGTCGAAGTCGCGGAAGTGCCGAGCGATCCGCCCAGCGCCCCGAAGCCGATGCGCCAGCGCGCCCACGTACTGCCGCGGCCGCCGTTCGTATTCGCACTGGCAATCGCCAGCGTGGCCAGATTGACAAGATTCTGCTGCGTGTTACCAACGTTGAGCGTGCCTTGCTGCAGGCTGCGCATACGCGCGGCCACTCGAAAGGGAACCCATTTTGTCAGGTAGATCGTCATACGCTAGAACTACGCAATCTCCAAAATAAGGGGTGGGGTTTGAAGTCCCCCACCGAAAACAGCTTAGTCGCTGTTGATGGTCGTGTTGATCGCAGTGAAGTTGAACAAGTCAACCACGCCCGACACCGGCGGCGAAGCCGCGATGTTACGCGTGTTCGACTTGACAATCGCCAGGCCACCGCTCCACGGGGAAGCAGCGCTGGTCACGTAGATCAGGTCGCCAACCTTCAATTTGCCGGAAACGGCATTGAAGTAACCACTGGTGTCGACAGTCGTCAACGCATCCGTGGTAATGTAGGTCCAGATCGTCGGGCAGTTATCATTCGCGGGACCAACGCGAGTGAGCCGAGTATTGAAGCTTGAATATGCCATTGTGGTATCCTCTTAAGTGCCGTAGACCATTACGACCACGACGCCCAGCGGATCTATGATGGCCGCGCCACCCATGTAGATCGACTGCGAGAGCCACGCATTGTTCACGGGGATGTAATCCACGCGGCTGTTCGGCTCGATGGCGGTCGCAAGACCGACAGCGGCGCGATCATACGCGAAGCATTCCGTAACGTTGGTGGAACCAGCCGGCAAGCCGCCTTCGACGCGGTTTTCGATGACCTTGAACGTGAAGCCGAAAGCCTTCTTGTTGTTCATGTCAGCGTCGGTCAGCAAGCGCATCGTCTGGTAGTCAGCGCTGGTCACTTCGATTTCGGCAAGTGCCGTCTCGAGAGCGATCGCATTGATCACCATGTGATGGTCGCCGCCAGAAGCTTGCTGCTGCACGAGGTAACGCTTGGCGTGGCGGATCTTGTCCGCAGTCAGGCCAGTGTTCGTGCCGGCATAACCGGACGTGACAGTACCAGCAGGCCCGCTCACCGCGGCCATCGCATTGATGATCAGCTGGTCCTCGGCACGACCGATGGCCTTGGCATTGTCTTTCGCCAAGTAGGTGCGCTCATCGATGTTCGTCTCGGCCTGGTCAAACAGGTCGGTGTAATCGCCAACGCGCCAGTTGGTAAGCGTTGCGAAGATCTTGGTGTGTGACGTATCGTTCGGGGTGATCTCTTCGGCAGAAGCGGTCTGCTGATAGGCCACTGAGGCGCCAATCTTGCGGAACGCGAACTGCTGACCAACCACACCGGACTTGACGCGCACGCTATTACGTAGCACGCCTTCGCCCTGATACGCCAATTTCACCTCTGTGTCGAACGCGGCAATAGCCGCATTCGTAGTGGCGGTATAAGTGCCGCCCAGGTTAATTGACATTTTGGAAAATCCTTAGTTGAAAGGGAGTATATATCGACTGCCCGACTTCCACGGTGGTTAGTTCGATCGGGGTCCCGTTTCCGGCCCTCTCTCACCTTGCATCGTAACGCGATGCCTTCGACAGTGACTGATGCAGGCTCTTGCGAGGTCCCTGCGGTCGGCTGTAATTCTGTCTGGGCTCTCTTGCGAGGGCCCAGTGCGAATTACTTCGCTTTCTTTTTGCTCATCCGGCCGGCTTTGCTCATCGCAATCGCCACTGCCTGTTTCTGCGGTTTACCGGCAGCCATTTCCGTCTTGATGTTCGCGGAAACAACCTTATCGCTCTTCCCCGATTTCAGTGGCATCAAACACCTCCTGCTGAGTAGTATTCCCGGTACCGCTTGTCGATCTCGAGCCGGTATGCCGGATCAGCGTCGACCTTGAGCGTTTTACCGTCAGGCATCTTCGCCCCGTGGGCCGCGCGGATCGCCACCAGCCCTTCGCCAGCACTTCCGGACGGCGTATCTTCGCCGGGCTTCGGCATACGCACTTGGCCCGTCTTGGCAATCACAGCCTCGAGGACCTTGATCACCGCATCGGCGTCCTTGCCGGCCGTGGCCGCGCGTAGCGTCGAGTAGCCTTCCGAGCCGAGATTCGCCTTGCCCCAAGCGGCCACATTGGCGATGCGCTCATCGGCCTTGTCACCGAGCCGCGCCTTGATCGCGCTCATGTCGGGCGCCTGCGCCATCTCGTACTCAATCAGCGAGCCCAGAAGCGTATTGTACCCATCTTGGCTCAGCTGATTCTCGCCGGCCCACTTCGTGAACGCCTGCGCCATCGGATGATCAGCCTTGAACTCAACGCCTTCGGGCGGCTTGAACGCGTAGTTCACTTCGCCCTTCTCGTTCTTCGGAGCTCCGGTGAAGCTACCGAATCTCTTCTCCAGGTCCGGATATGCCTTCGCCTGATCCGTGACCGTCTTGTACTTGTCGTTCTTGAACCAACCGGGCTTCTCGCCGGTGCCCATGACCCCATCGGTCAGGAGCCACGCCTTGCCGGAATTCGGGTCGGCAGCCGCATCGGCTTCCTTCACCACCTTTCGGGCAGCTTCGATCTTCTCCGCTTCCGTCATTGCCGGGGCGGCGGGGGCCGCGGGCTCTTCAGGCAGAAGCGATTCGACTACCGCCGGGGCGGCTGGGGCGGCCGGAGCCGCTGCTGGTGCCGCGGGAGCGGCGGGGGCGACTGCAGGAGCGGCGGCAACGGCGGGGGCCGCTGCAGGGGCTTCCGGGGCCGCTACGGGTGCCGCTGCTGCGGCCGTAGGTGTGGTCACGGTTGATTCCTCGGTTGGGGCACGTTCTGCCCGTTTTTAGCGAACTCGATCTGGGCGTGAATGCCCTCTATGAACTCTTTCCGCGCGTTCCAATACGCATATTCCTGCGCGCTGGCGCCCGGCGGTATGATCTGGCTGCGCACGACGCGCGTCCAGTGCTCTAGCAGTTCCCGCGCGCGCGGGTCCGCTGTATTACCGCCAAACACCAAATATTTCTGGGCGAAGACAAGTCCTTTTTCCTTCGCCTCCGCCCGCTGCTCCGCCGCCTTGGGGAACAGGTCATCCCACTTCTCCGCCGACATCTAGTTTCTCCTATTGGCCCGGCATCCCCGGGGGTGCGCCGCCGGGCGGCTGCCCGGCGCTTGCCTCACCCTGCGCTTGTGCCGCGGCATGCTGCCCCGTCTGATCTACCTGCGCCTGATTGGCTACCGATGCGGCTTGGCCGGCCTGCGCCGCCATTTCTTCCCGATCGGCATCCGTCATGATCAATCGTTCAGGCACTCCGTTCAATCGCGCGATGTGCCCCGGGATATCCTTCATCTTGAGGCCCAAGGTCAACGCTGAAGTGCCCAACTGCGGGCCGAGCGGGCCGCCGGGGCCGGCAATCTGCAGCGTCTTCTCGAGCGCCATCAGTTCGTCCGCGTTCTGCGTCGTGGCGAACGGCGAAACGTACTTGACTGTAACCTGCCGACCGTTCAGCTTGAACTTCGGCATCAATCCTTTCTTATGCAGAATGAATATGCCGCGGCCAACGATCTTGCCCAGCCCCTCTGCCTGGATGCGGGTATACTCGCCGTTCATCGCCCACAGGCGGTTACGGTCGGCTACCGATATTTCGGTGGCGCTCTTTACAGGACCCTCGCTGGGCTCCGGCCCGAGCAACGTGCGCCGTACACGCTCGCGAAGATCCTTCAGCATCTGCTCAGTGATGTTGAAGTTCTGCCCTAACTCAAGCGGTCGCAGCGACGGGGAATTGTCCGCGTTCGATGCCACCGGGATAATCGTATTCGGTGTTAAGCTGGCCGTGTACGGGTTGAGGACACCATCTGACACACCCGTCATAGGCGGGGCTACTGAAAGCGCCGCTTGCGTCAGAACAAATTCCTGCATGCGGTCCAAAGTGCGGGCATCGGACAACGCCAGTAGAACCCGTCCACGGCCATACGTTTCGCCGGCGGTTTTCGAGGCGCGCATCACAATCGTCGGATTGCTGACGTCGTAATCATACCGCCAGATAATCGTCGGGCCGTTCTTGTCGATAACGACCCCATAATACTTCTTCGTCTCCGGATCGTACACTTCACCTTGGATGAGGTGCACTTTCGTGTCCGGGGACTTCTGGATCAGTTCCTGCGTGCCCGGCGGAAGATCGAACAACTCGAGCCCCGGGTAGAGCCGCAGTACATTGCGTGCTTCGGGCTCGCGCTCGAGCCACGTCGTTTCGATCGAGCCCTTCGGGCCGTTCTCCAGGCCAAGGCAGGAAGTCGGTATGGACTCGAACAGGAACGGCTCATCCATCGTGCCTTCATCGAAGGACATTGCCGCCGTGCCCACTTGCAGGTCAAGTGCCGCTTCGCTGATGACCGTGTTAAAGTTCGATGCGTTCAGGTAGTGGAAGAACGTCTTCGTTGCCTTCTGCAGCCCGATCAGGATCTCCGGATTCTTTTCCAGCTGATCCGCATCGATGTCAGCGCCGGGCGATAGCTGAACCCATTCCACCCACGACGGGAAGAGTAGCGCGCAAAGCGTATTGGCCGCCGTGTACGTTGCTTCCTGCAGGGTCGAGTCGAACAGCCGGTTGTTCCGGTACTGGCCCTCGGTGTGCCAAGTGAACGTCTCGCGTGCGGGCATTGCAAACAGGTAGGCATCGCGGTAAAGCGAACGCCACAGATTCTTCTTCGTATCGGCAGCCGCCGCGCGCTTCATCAGCGCTGCAGCGTCTTCGAGCCCGGACGGTAAACGTGAAAGCAGGGTCACAACTATCTCCCGCGTCCGCCGCCACCAGCGCCAC